GGTAAAGAATGTAGAAGTCTATGGACTGTCACTAATCCAGATACCCATGTCTTGGTAGGTACTGATGCGTCTTCTCTAGAATTAAGATGCCTTGCTCATTATCTTGATGATAGAGGGTACATCAATGAGGTAGTCAACGGAGATATTCATACAGCCAACCAACGTGCGGCAGGATTGAAGACCAGAGATCAGGCTAAAACTTTTATCTATGCCTTTCTCTATGGTGCCGGTCCTGTTAAGTTAGGACAGATAGTAGGAGGTGGTGCCGCACAAGGTGCTAACCTTATTAAAAGATTCTTAGATAATGTTCCTAATCTAAAAACTCTAAGAGAAAATATTCAGGAAGCTGCCAAGGCCGGTCCAATAAGAGGAGTGGATGGTAGGCTTCTGCAAATAAGAAGTGTTCATTCAAGTGTTAATACTCTCTTGCAAGGAGCAGGAGCAATTATCTGCAAGGAATGGCTGATTCATATGGACAAGTACATTAGAGAAGTTGGTGTAGATGTTAAGTTAGTGGCATCAATCCACGATGAATACCAGTTTGAGGTAGCCAAGAAAGATGTTAATAGGTTTGGTCTAATCACCAAGTCAGCTATGAAGGATGCAGAGAGATCATTAAAAATTAAATGTCCTCTTGACTGTGAATATAAAGCTGGTCGGACATGGGGAGAGACTCACTGATGGAGTATCAAAGGGCATTAAATTATTTAGAAAAGGATACAAATAGTTCTTGACATATGTAATTCTATCTGCTATACTTACACCCATGATGAAAGGAGAAAAGTTACGAAACTAAATGATCACCATTTTATTGTTATTAACCATATGAAATTATCAAAAGGAGAAAAGTTATGAGTAACACTATTATTTCTGGTACTGCATATTGGGCGCATGTTCTTACTCCCAATACAAAATTTAATGCTGATGGTGAGTGGAGCATTGAGGTATGTAATCTTGATGCTAAAAACAAAAAGGTTGCTGAAGCTGATGGACTCACAATTAAAAACAAAGGTGATGACCGTGGTGACTTTGTTACCCTCAAACAGTATGCTCGTACAAAAGACGGCACACCTCGTGCAATACCTGTAAAAGATTCTCTTCGCAATCCCTTTCCAAGCGATAAGAGAATTGGCAACGGCTCTAAGATAAATGCTTCTTATTTTCCTAAAGAGTATTCAGCTTATGGAGGCGGTGTTAAAGGATACCTTCTTGGTGTCCAAGTAGTAGACTTAGTAGAATATATTGGCGGTGGGGATGACTTCGCCGTGGTAGAAGACGGGTATGTTAGTGACCAAGATGAAGACATTCCTTTTGCTTAATCACAAAACTATCCTATTTAACTAATCTAACAAGGAGACTAGGGGTGGTTGAGAAATCAGCCATCCCTCTTTTTTATAATGAAAAAAATAGACACACTTGTAGAAGATATTTATAATCTATTTTCTCCAGACCCGGTTAGTATGCCTGAAGAAGAAATAGATAATCATATTAATACCTTCGGTGATATGATTAAAATACACATTAAAGAATTTATGTGTGGCGAACCCAAAGTCATGGGTAATTTAAGACTATCGGCTATAGGAAAACCTGACCGGCAGTTGTGGTATAATGCTAACAGCAAACAACTAGATACCCCTATAAAACCCAGCACTAAAATTAAATTCTTATATGGGTATATCTTGGAGGAACTTCTTCTTCTCTGTTCTTCTATTGCCGGTCATGAAGTTACTGACCAGCAGAAAGAGGTGGAGTTAGAGGGAGTGAAGGGACATCAGGACTCATTGATTGATGGTGTTCTGGTGGATTGTAAAAGTGCGTCAGGCCCAGGCTTTCAGAAGTTTAAGAATAATTCATTAGCTTATGAAGATCCCTTTGGATATATAGCTCAAATCTCAGCCTATGCCGAAGCCAATGGTCTGGATGAGGCGGCTTTCCTAGCTATAGATAAGTCTACCGGAGAGATTTGTCTTTCCAGAGTACATTCAATGGAGATGATAAATGCTAGAGACAGGGTAAAGTATCTTAAAGATCTTGTTCAGCAGAGTACAACACCTAGTCGTTGTTATGAGGCTGTGCCGGATGGTAAGTCTGGCAACCACAAGCTTGCCGTTGGGTGTGTTTATTGTTCTTACAAAAAAGATTGTTGGGCTGATCTTAATAATGGAAATGGGTTACGAGTATTCCAATATGCCAGAGGAAAAAGATTCTTAACACATGTTGCTAAAGAGCCTGATGTCCCAGAGGTATTTAACTGGTAATGCATTGGCAATATGAGAGGAAGCCAGACCTGTCCCAGTTTGGCTTTGTCTACCGTATAACAAATAATCAAACTGGCAAGGCTTATATAGGCTGTAAACAATATTATCATTACAGAAAGTATAAGGGAAAGACTAGAAAAACTGAATCAAACTGGAAGTCCTATATGGGTTCCAGTAAACATTTATGTGAAGACATCCAGAAAATTGGGAAGACTAAATTTTCTTTCCACATCTTGGGTGAGTTTAAGAATAAGAGAAGTCTAAGATATTATGAGTGTTATTTTCAAATGAAACATAAAGTATTAACTTCTACCTTGGAAGGATCAGATGAACCTGCCTTTTATAATAATTATGTGGGCGGTAAATTTTACAGGCCGGTTCAATGTTACGATGAATGTTAAAGTATCAGCACGATCTATCTATGAATATACAAACAAGAACCCTCATCGAAGTTTGTATGTAGCTATTATAGTACAAGCTTTATTGGATGCTTCAAGACCTGAAGATAAATATGAATCCAGTGAGTCTAAAGAGATAAGAGAGGAAGCGCATGAATGGTTCTTCTGTTCTTGTCAGGACTTTAACATTATATGTGATTATGCAGGATTTGAACCAGTAAAAATTAGAAAATTTGCTTTAAAGGTTATTAACTCAGGAGAAACTGAAGATGGAAAAAGAAAACTTGTTAGTTCACTCATCTACTGATCCTCTAACTAAGCAGGTTGGTGGGTCACATTACAAAAGCTGTGGTATCCAGCCAGTAGAATACATTCATGCCAATGACTTAAATTATTTTGAAGGTAATGTTATTAAATATATTACCAGACATAGAACCAAAGGAGATGGAAGAAAAGATATAGAAAAAGTTATACATTATGCAGAGTTAATTCTTCAATTAGAATATGGTGACAAAGACTCTCAATTAATCTTTAATCTTTCAAACAAAAAAGGAATTGTTTAATGATGACCAGTTATGGGCCTAAAATACCTGTGTGCGAATCATTACATGCAATGAAATATAGATTGCCTAACGAAAGCTTTGAAGAATCCAAGGCTAGAGAGGCAGCAGCAATGGGAGATAGTGATGAACACAGAAAACAGTACAAAGATATTATCTTGGATCAAAGGTTTATGGCGGCGGGTAGAGTACAGGCGGCTATGGGATCGCCAAGGAATGTTACGGCGTATAATTGCTTTGTTAGTGGCCTCATTGAAGACTCTATGGATTCGATTATGCAACGAGCCTCTGAAGCTGCTGAAACAATGCGTAGAGGAGGGGGGATTGGCTATGATTTCAGTCGTATTCGCCCTTGTGGTGATAGGATTGTGTCTCTTGATAGCTCTGCCAGCGGTCCTGTATCATTCATGCACATATATGATGCAGTATGTCGCACAATTCTTTCGGCGGGACACAGAAGAGGGGCAATGATGGGAGTTCTGCGTGTGGATCATCCTGACATAGAGGAGTTCATACGAGCCAAGAAGAACGACAACCAGCTAACCAATTTTAATATTTCTGTGGGTGTGACAGATGAGTTTATGGATGCTGTATCCAAGAACAAACCTTTCATGCTCCGGTTTAAGAACCAGAATCATGGTGAGATAGATGCCTCTATGCTCTGGGATGAGATCATGCGTAACAACTGGGATTGGGCAGAGCCTGGGATTCTATTCATAGATCGTATCAATGAGAATAATAATCTTCATTACTGTGAAGTTATAGAAGCAACTAATCCTTGCGGTGAACAGCCCCTTCCTCCCTTTGGAGCCTGTCTACTAGGGAGTTTTAATCTTGTGAAGTACATAACTGTAGTAAACAACCCTTACCTTACTGAAAAAGAGGAGGAGAACTACTTTAACTTCAAACAACTCAAGGAGGACATCCCTCATGTTGTTCGTGCTATTGACAATGTTATTGATAGGACTGAGTACCCTCTTGATGCTCAGTCTAAGGAAGCAAAGAGGAAACGTAGGATGGGGCTTGGTATTACTGGGCTTGCCAATGTTTTAACTTTGCTGGGCTTTAAATATGGTTCTCTTGAAGCAGTTAAATTTACTCGTAAAGTTATGAAGACCTTAACGTATGAGGCTTACAGTGCCAGTGCCGATCTAGCCACAGAGAAAGGAAGCTTCCCATTCTTCAAACCTAACTATCTGGACAGTGAGTTTGTCAAAAGCTTTCCGAAAGATTTACAGGACAAGCTGCGTCAATGT